TTATATTAAATTCATTTTGTCCACGTGCTAACAATTCTCTACCTTTTTTAGTAAGAATGGCATCTACTGTAATTGTTGAATTATTTAAGTATCCCATAGTTATTCCCTATCTTTTTAATAAATATGCTTATGCATAAGTTTATCTAACTAATAAATAGCCTGGAGTTGATTGTCCTCCTCCAGGTGGATTATATCCTGGCCTTGTCGGATCTGCTACTGTTATATCATTAGGACTAACAGTAAATACTTCAACTACTGGAGTATTATTTAAAGCTAAAATGTTTGTTGGGGCATTAACACCAGGACCTGTTAATCTACAACCATCATAAAATAAATTTTGTATTCCTACATAAAAATCATCTCTATAATCATAATCATCTAATGATCGACTATAAAATAATCCTAATGATTCACTAACATAACGTACTCTTTCTCTTTGAAATCTAGATGCATTCAAATCAGGTGAACCCGTACTATAAAATTTAGTTACTCGATCAAATATAACACTAGGTCTAGATTGATAAACTTGTACTTGATGAGGTTGATGACATACTTTATTTGTACCTTGTATAAATGATATTTCATCAACATGTATAATTAATTCTTTACTTGGCTTTGTATAGACTAACTCAAAGGTTAAATTTGTTCTTTCTTCTACATGAACATCTTTAAAAAGAAATCTATCTGTACGATTAT